CAAGTTCAAAATGCAAGACGATGGAACAATGCTTGTTCAAATGGCCGACTGGATTGAATTATCGCTAGTCACTGGCCGCCCAGCATTTTCGGGGGCCATCATCACAGATGTCGCCGCCACCGAACCTGAGACCATCCCACACGAAGAAGAACAAAAAGATATTATTCAAGAAGAAGTTTCAAACGAGGAGAACCCAACCATGTCCGAATCCACCCCAGTAGAAGCAGCAATCCCAACTTCCCCAGTTGTATTTGCTGAGCCAAAACGCGAATTCAAAATGCCATCGGCTGGCGATTATCTTGCAGCGATGCACATTGGTGGCGACACCTTCCGCAAAGTAAACGCTGCATTCCATGACGCAGCGCGCCGCGGCCAGTCAGCAATTGAAGCAGTCTCACAAGACTTGACCAGCGACACCCCAGGTTTGTTGCCAGTTCCAGTTCTTGGCCCAGTGTTTCAGAACTATAACTTTATGCGTCCAACTGTTTCCGCATTCGGAACACGCGCAATGCCAAACGGTTCGGGAATCAGTTTCACGCGCCCTTCCATTACGACACCGACCGCAGCAGGTAAGCAGAACACGCAAGGAACCGCAGTCGCTTCACAGACAATGGTTCTTGCAGCAAACACCGTTACCCGTCAGACCGTGGCAGGCAGCATTCAGATCGCACAACAGACAATGGATTTCACAGATCCAGCCGCGATGAATGTGATCTTGAATGACCTCGCAGGACAGTATTTGAAGCAGACGAACGACATCGCAGTTGATTATTTGGTGTCGCAGAAGCAGGCTTCGGGTTACACCTGGACTGTTACCGCAGGCGATGTTTCAACTTTGATCGCTGGCATTTACGGTTCCGCAGAAAACATTTCGGCAACCACCAACTTGTTTCCAACTCATCTTGTGTGCAGTGTGGATGTGTGGCGCAAATTAGGTTCGCAGGTTGACGATGTAAATCGTCCAGTGTTTCCAGCAATCGGCGCGCCTGGCCTTATTGGTCAGAACACGCTTGGTGCAGGTTCGGCCGCTTCATGGTCGGGAATGAACCCACTTGGTTTGGAAATTGTGGTTGACGGAAACGCAGCCGCAGGAACCTTGCTTGTGGTTCACGCCCCAGCGGTAGAGTTCTACGAAGCCCAACAGGGAATGCGTAGCGTTGAAGTTCCTGATCTTTTGGCCCGTACCTTCTCCTACTACGGCTATTTTGCAACATTCGTTCAGGATGCGCAAAACCCAACAGCGGTTGCAGGAAGCCAGTTTGTTCAAGCAATCACTGTCGCTTAGTAGAAAGGCGGCTTTACCGCCATGGCTACTTACACCGTCACACATAAACAACTGATTGATAACTACGCCGTACTTCAATTACTGACCCCCACGGAAATTGAAGTCGGCACATCAATCACGGTTGCCGCGGTTGGCGCGCCATTCAACGGAACCTTCACTGTTTACGCTTGCCCCGAATATCTTTTTGTTGGCACGGACAGCGAAGGTGACTTGGATTTTGATCCATTCACACCGATTCCAAATCAAGTTCTTTTCGCTTGCACTGGAAGCGATGTTCAACGCGGCGCGGCAACTGGCACAGTTACCTATGCTCCTGTTTGCACCTGGATCACCGCCAACGACATAGCCGATTGGTTGTATGTCGCCACAGCAACAGCCGCAGATCAATCCTTCTTGACGATTGCAGCCGCCGCAGCCAACCAGTTTGCATACCGTAGGAGACAGGAAAGCGGCTATTTTGATTCGCTCAGCACCGTCCCATCGCAAGATGTGAAACTGGGGACAATGATGTATGGCGGCGCTCTCTACCGCCAACGCGGATCCGTGGATGCTTTCGCATCATTTAACGAAATGGGAAGCCAACCCCCAATGGCGTTGTCAGGCTTAGTGAAACAATTGCTTGGCATTGAACGCCCCCAGGTCGCCTAAATGCCCACCGCTTACACCGACCTACTAAACAAAGCGTTGGACAGTCTCGCCACCACTTTGAACACCATTACCCCAGCCATCCCAATTGTGACCGACCCCAGGAACATTCAGGCTGCTTGCGCATTCATTAACGCCCCCACCTTCACGACACCGCTAATGAAAAACAAGCGAATCCAATTAACATTCCCTGTTCAACTGATTGTTCCTGGGCCTTTTAACTTAGACGCACAACGCAAACTGTTGAACATGACCGCCCAAATGTTGGGGGCCAATGTGGCAATTACTGAAGGCCGCCCCACATCCATAGAGATTGGCGGCGCGTTATACCCTTGTTATGAAGTTATTGTCAACATGGAAGCGAGTTCACTATGAAATTGATGATTATGTCCAGCAAAGTTGGCAAGGTAGGCGACTACTTTGAACCAACCGAAGGAATCAATGTCCAGGCTCTAATTGAAGGCGGTTTTATCGCCTATGAGCCTGAATCCACCGACACACCCAAAAAATCATCTACTATCAAGAAAACACCTAAGGAGTAACAAATGGCCACTTCAACTTATCTTTCTAACTTGTCAGCATTGACCGTCAATAGCGTCAATTTGGTGGATCAATGCACAGGTATTGTGTTCACGCAATTGCGCGAAGCATTGGACAAAACAACGCTTGCAGACACTGGCCGCACATACACAGGCGGCTTGTACAACAACGAATGCACCATGACACTTTTTCAATCATACGCGGCAAGTGAGACTTACCAAACACTTGCATCCATCGTTGGCACTAGCACAACAGTTGTTGCAACAGTTGTTGAAGGTGCTGTCACAAAAGTGTTTACCCTTACGGGTTGTTACTTGGAAAGCATGCCAGTTATCAATGGCGCGCTTGGAGAATTAAGCACCGTAGATTTGACCTTTACGGGTGGCGCGCTAAGCGTCAGTTAATCACGGCCATCACTTGGCCCGACACAAGGAGAAAAAGTGAAACTGAAATTGAAAGTTACCCCCACACCAGGGGATGAACCAATCATTGTTACAACAAACCTGCTTTGCATTGCAGAGTGGGAAAAGCAAGAGAATCGCAAGGTTTCTGATGGCCGTGGAATCGGTGTCATGGACATGGTTTTTTGGGCTCACTTCATGTTGAAAACAACCAGTTACAAATCCAAACTGGGTGCTACACCGAAGTTGTGGTTGGAATCAAACCCTGACATGGAAATTGAAGCGGTGGATATGACAAACCCAAACCCTACGGGCGCGGAACCTACCGAAGACAACTAGCAGAACTTCTAGTTTCAGTAGGGTGGTTTCCGCCGCACATAGAGTTTGATACACGCGACCTTCAAACAGTCATTAGTGTTCTTAATGAACAGGCGAAGGAAAGGCGGCAACGATGACACAAGCAACTATCAAGGTTTACGGCGTCAAGGCTGCTTTAAAAGAACTAAACAAAATCAATCCACGGCTGCGGCGTCAATACACCAAACGCTATAAAGACATTGTGAAGCCTGTCTTAAAACAAGCCAAAGCGGCCTTTCCTAAGTCACCGCCACTTTCAGGCATGGCAAGGCCGCACACGCGCCTGGGGGGCTGGGACGGCGGTTTGGTGGCAAAGGGTGTGGTTGCCAAGATTGACACACGCAAGGGAAGAAGCGACAATGTGGGCGCATTTTTTATTGTGCAAAAAACAGGTTGGGGTTCCATTTATGATATGGCTGGCCGCACAAACAAAGATTCCATTTTTGTTCAAAACCTTGTGGCCAGTGGTGCAGGCAACGCTTCGCGCGTGATGTGGCCAGCCTATGAATCAAATGCCGCACAAGTTCAGTTGGCCGTGCTTGACTTAGTTGGCGATGTAATGGACGAAACAAACAGAAAATTGATAACTGATGGCAATTAGAATTCCAATCATTTCGGAATTTAATCCGAAAGGCGTAGCCGCTGCCAAGGCAGAATTTGCATCCTTGGAAGGTGCAGGTTCTAAATCAATGTTTCTGTTGCAAAAAGCGATCCTTCCAGCCGCCGCTGCTATTGGCACATTCACTTCAGTTATCGCCCCAGCCATCAGGGCTGCTTCAGATTTTGAAGAATCAACATCCAAAGTCAATGTCATTTTTGGGCGCGCTTCCAAAAGCGTCAAAGATTTCGCCAAAGATGCCGCCGTTTCGTTAGGGCAATCTCAACAGGATGTGTTGAACGCCGCTGGCACATTCGGCACATTTGGCAAAGCCGCAGGTTTAGCAGGCGAAGATTTAAGCACATTTACAACCGACTTTGTAACCCTTTCAACCGACCTGGCATCATTCAACAACACCACCCCTGAAGAAGCAGTGCTGGCTATTGGGGCCGCTTTGCGTGGCGAATCCGAACCTTTGCGCCGTTTCGGTGTTCTTCTTAATGATGCCACCCTGAAGCAAGAAGCAATGACCCTTGGCATTTATGACGGCAAAGGCGCATTGACCGCACAACAGAAAGTGTTGGCCGCACAGTCAGCGATATACAAACAAACAGGGGACGCACAAGGAGACTTTGCGCGCACATCCGATGGGCTGGCAAACAGTCAACGGACGCTCAGCGCAATAATGAAAAACTTTCAAATCCAATTGGGTCAACAAATGCTTCCAGCAATGACCGAATTTGCAAACGGTTTGGTGGACATAGGAACAGCATTTGGAAAAATACCAACCCCATCTGATGACGCAATGAAAAAAATTGGTTTGTTCAGAAAGATTGTTGAAAGCGCAACAAACAGCGTCAGTTTTTTTCTTAACGGAATCAGGCTCATTGGTTCGGGGTTTTTTGATGCCAAAGAAGAAACAGGTGCATACAACCAGGCAATGGGCCTTTCAAACCAGGCACAAATGCGCGCCGCTGATGCCGCTGGAATCTTCAACAAAAAATTTCAGGAAACACCGCCAGCCATAACAGGCGCAAAAAAAGAAGTTGAATCATTTGCTGCCGCGTTGAAAGAAAAACTTTCTGATGCAGTAGACACGGCCAAAGACAAATTGGAAGATGCCAAAGCTGAATTTGCAGACTTTGC